TTCGTCGACTGGGTCAAGAACAATGCCGATGTTCTGTTGGGGCCCAAGATGGAGGTGCTGAGTCTCCCCTACGACAAGTGGCTTGCCGGGGTGAACAGCAAGAAGGCCGTTAAAGCCGCTCTCCGGAAGTCGAAGTCCAAGCTGGTTCAGGATGGCATCGACGAGGACTCTGTCCTCGGCCCTGACGTTCTGCATCGGGCGACAACCCGGAGCTCGTTCGTGAAGTACGAGGCCACCACCAAGGGATCACGCTCCCAGGACCCGATGAAGGCACCTCGCCTGATTCAAGGGGCCCACTACGACATGACCAACATTTGTGGACCTTTTATTGCTGCCCTGCAGGGGCGCATGAAGAAGGTCCTGAATGGGACCAACGGCACGCTGTTCACCAGCGGGCAGACGGTCAGGTCTGTGGCGCAGTTTGCGACCAATCGTGCGGATTGGCGCATCGGAGAGGATGATGTGAGTGCCTACGATCTGAGTATCGTGGAAGAGTACTGCAAGCTCGAACATTGGATCATGCAACGATTCGGTGCTCGGCGGGCTGTGCTGGACCTGGTCCTAGCGAACATCAATACGCATGGATTTACCAGCATGGGCTGGAAATACTCCGTCAGGGGAACCAGGAAGTCCGGGGATACGTACACCAGCTTAATGAATTCCATCATCAATGGACTTGTCCATGAGTTCATTTTTGCAAAGCTCAGGGGGCTTGAGGCTCGAGAGCTGGTGGACCACATCCGGATGGCGGTGCAAGGGGATGATAATGTGTTCGCTCATGACGGCCAGCCGGTCGACTGGGCGGTGCACATGGCTAAGATGGGTTTCAAGGCCACCCCGAAGTACCACGAGAACAGGTGCCGTGTCGAGTTCTGCAGTCATTTCCTGACTGAGGACTCGCTCGGGCCGGTGTTTGTACCCCTTGTGGGGAAGACATTGGCCAAGTTCGGCGTGAGCCTTACCGCACCTGATGGGAAGGAGGCAGCATATGCGCGGATGAAAGCACTCAGTCTTCGAGACACGTGCGCATCTTGTCCGCCGTTGATGGTTGTTATCGACCGTGTGCTGGAGCTCACCAGAGACGAGAGGGAGGTCAAGGCTGAGGAAGAGCCCTG